GCATTTATGTTTGCTTTAGGGCTGTTTGGGGCAGAAGTCTTTAATAGCACAAGCATAGTTAGAAGTCAAGATTTCATTTCGCAATTGGAAAGCCACTTTGAGACGTTGGCAGAGAAGAAGAAAGAAAACACAATCGACATAAAAGAGATTGATTTCGCTAATCAAAGTGTCGAAACAGTATCAAATTATGGCAAAATTGTTTTAGACGAAGAAGGAAATAAGACTTACGACATCAAGTTGAACTTAGAAGACTTGACTTTCTCAAATAATTCTGATGTGGAATCCTGCTATATGCATGCGGTTTGTGCTTTCAAGGTTAATAATGTTAGTGGTGGTATCGTAATCCCAATTAACTCAGATACTATAGAATATTTTATGAATGAGATTGATGAATGTCATATACTCGATCAATCAATAGCCGCTTCTCCAATGGTGCAAGACTTTAGACTAACAGAAAGAGTTCAGGAGATTATGAAGCTTGATAGAGTATCAGCATATGATGAAGTAATAGATCAAGTTTCTTTGGTTTCTGGCAGAACATCTCAGGTAAAATAAGAACTCACAATCGCTTTTTCGTAAATGTCTTCGAACTGTGTAAGAGAAATACGGAAGTCAAGTTTGTATATAATAATTTGATAGATCACGGTATATCTGGATTGTTTAGGTTCTTCAAAGTTCTCGATACAAGAATTACAAGAGTAAGAAGAGATTCTGTAGATTATCAATTTTTGCAAGAGCCAGACATTTTAATGACAAGTGAAAAATATTCGAGCGATAAGTACCTCTATGAATTTTATGACAACTCTTTTAGAGACTTAACCTATGGGACATATACGTATGAATTGGAAATCGATTTTATAGATCCTGCATATGAGTTTATAGAAAAGATAGTCCCTCAAGTGAAGAATCTTCTGTCAAGGTTTAATCAAGCCATAACCTACATTCATAACAATCCGCAAAACTATAATGAATTGAGAGATGAATTAAACACAGCAGCTCAATCTGATTTGAGAGTCTTGTTTCCCCTGTCAGAATCTTCTGGGGATTTCCATAAGCTTTTCTCGGAAGCAATATCTTTTGATATTTTATTTAAAGCAATGACTGGGGAATCTTATGTAGAGATTGCTAACCTCGCACAAGACTCTGAGGTTGATATACTTGACGTAAGGCATTTTGAACGAAGAAAGTTAGAGAACTCTAAAAGAATTATTGAAGATCTATTGCATGCAGCATCTAAATTCTTCAGTATTGCAAGTATCAATAATAGCTATGCAAGTTCTGCCAAGAACCCAAGCAAAGTAATAACATATAGCAGAACGTGGGACGAATATTTATCCCCAAGAGCTTTCAAAAATGGAGTGACTGCAATATTAGAGCAAAATTCAACAGGATTATCTGAGCTTGAGTATCAAATGAGGATGGAGTATGAAAAAGGCAAGCACAATGTGTCGATAAATGTTGATTCAAAGAATTTGGGATTCATGACGCCCAATACAATATCAGGCAAAAACATATTTGGATCTGACGATCCAATAAAAAGATATTTAAATATATTTGCAAATATTCTTGAGAGAGGAGATGTTGTGGATAGTGATCTTGCGAATGCCTTGCTTGATACTAATCCAGATGGATATAACGGAACTGTACAAGAGCTTATTAACAGTTCAGGCATGTTTGAGTCTTTTTTGGAGACTCTTGGTGGAACAGTTGAGAACACAACAATAGACTCTATTGATACTAAAGTTGAAACCAATAAGAGAGTGAAGAGGATCTATTCTTCTGGTATTGATAACGGCGAAAATCTTGTTAACGCCCAGTCTTCTAATTTTGGGAGAATAGAAGTGATATCAGACGATGATCTTGAGAGTATTAATGAAAAAAGAACTGAAATTAAGCAAGATATTTTCTTGGAAAAAGTTAAGATAGAAGATGTTGTGATGAGAATGTTGATTAATCGTGATGGGTATAGTATATTAGATAGGCAAAGCTTCATACAAGGTGAGAAGAATAGTAGAAGTTTTGATTACAATTTTAATTATTCAAGCATCGTGGAAGGCAGAGCTAATCCAGTGTTGCACTATTCGACAGAAAAGTATTTCAGACTTTCTGAGAACGGCAAAGGTTCGGAGATCTCAATGCCATTGGCGAGACTTATATTGGACAACACATATGTTGTGTTCTATTTGGCAGGATTTGACGAGAATATGAATCCGGATTGGAGACAATTGTCAAATTTTGAAAATGTAAGGCAAGTTTCTGCTCGCCCATCAAATGAAACTGGCGGTACTTTATGCAAACTTAAGAGGTTTCAAGATTCAAAAATGCAGATAGGGCAAGGTTCTACATCAGATAGGGAAATATTATCTAGATATTTCTATTTATACTTAGACTAAGAGAGAAATACATGAAATTTTATAATGTCAATCAAGAGACTATTGTAGTCAATGGCAGATCCTATGGGTTAAAGCATAGCTATCCTGCTCCATATGAAAGAAATGAGCTATACCTGAGCTTGCTGAAAGAGCAGATTCCGGGCACAGCACAGAATTTTCTTGAACCAGATCTGGGGCAGAAGTTGCATGCTGATATTGATTTTGAATACAACTACTATGTTGAAGACTATCAAAGCTTTTCGAGGCACTTGCATAATAATTTAGATCAATGGATGCCGTCTTTGAACACTTGGCTCTTATCTGAGAATCAACTCATAGATAGCGAAACAACTCTTATAATGTTTTCTAGCTATGACGAAACAGGAAAAGAGATATTACCTGAGAGAAGTCTGAGTAAAGACTATTTTCGTCTTCGTCGACATACGACTGAAGAATACGGTAGACAAGGTGTTGTCGAAGAATACACAAAAATACTTTTCAAAACTTTACCGGGATACGACAAGGTAGAATTCATCAACAAGGAAATTGCTACCCTATATCGTGACAAGGAAAATAAAAGAGAAATGTTTCCTATGTTTGCGAAGTTTAGGTTGTCTGGAGTCGAGAAGAACGAGTTCTGTAATTTAATAGAAGAATACGAACTTGATAGCGAATTTATCGATTTTCTTGTTTCTAAAAGGCGACAATCTCTATCAAGTGATGATGTTAGTTTCCGGTATAGAATTGAAGACGAAGAGAAAGAAATTTCATCAAGAATTGCTTTGTATAGATATGAGGATTTTGAGAGTCATATCGAAAGTGAAGATGATAAAGTTATAAGCGAACCTACTAAGGATCAGACTCCTTGTGAGTTTTTCGAATCTTTTATCAAAGCACAGGTTTTCAAGTCTAAAGTAAAAGAGATGATTGGAAATATGCCAATGAATCAGCCATCTCCAGTAGCATTTAGGCTTGTGAAAAGAGTCGACAATGGCTTTGAAGGTGTGGTTAGCAGGCACTACTTTTTTAATTATACGGACTTGGAGACATTTTTGTATTTTGATTCACAAGTGGCATACAGAGAGAGATATCGATATTCTATAAGAGTTGTCAACATGATGAAGACTACAGTAGTCACACCGAATAATTTTAGTGGCGAAGCAACAGGCTTGGTATTTATTGAGGAGCCTTACTACAAAGAGGACATATACGTCCTTGATTCTCCTCCAATTGCACCAGATGTAAATTTAGTTACGTATCGTGGGATCGATAATAAAGTTTTGATCATGTTTAACCAGATGGTTGATAAAAAGGCTGAAGTCCCTGTTTATATAAACCCTTCTGACTACGATCACTTCAAAGAGCAGTACGAATCGCAGAAGATAGAGGAAGGAGAGGCATTAATTTTTGAGTCTGATGATCCTGCCGACTTCGAGTTCTTCAGGCTCAAAGAGAAGCCAGTTGAATTTAAAGACTTTTCTAACGAGAACTATAAAGTAATTCAATCAAATGGAGCATACTCTGCTGCCTATGAAGATACAATTGTGCCAAACCAGACTTATTATTATATGTTCCGGACGCAAGACAGGAACGGCTTTGTGTCAAATCCCTCTCCTATTTATGAATTCGTTTTGATTAAACAGGGGGAGACGTTGTATCCAAAAATCAGAATTGTTGATTTGGCAATGCCTGAGCCACCTGCTCAGAAGCAGAAAAGTTTTAAAAAATATATCAAGATTGGGCTATCTCCCAGTCAATATTTGCTGCCAAAGAACGAATCGCAAGACTTGGATAGCAAAGTCGGAAGTCATATAGAGGTTGGGGTATCTGACGATAATATCTTAGTCTCAAAAGGCTCTCCGGAAAAGGAGTTTAGAAAGTTTAAATTTCGTATACGTAGCAAAAATACGGGTAAGTTAATAGATATTAATGTGACGTTTAAAAAGAATAAGGTAATTAAAGCATAAATGATTATGTTTTACTATTTATGGTGAAATACTATTTACATAATATGAGGAAGAAAGTATGGGTTTTTTAGATAATTCTGGGGATATCATCCTAGACGCTGTTCTGACAGATACAGGCAGAAAAAGATTAGCAAGAGGCGACGGAAGCTTTAATGTCGCAAAGTTCGCATTAGGTGATGATGAGATCAATTATGGACTTTACGAAAAGAACCACTCAAGTGGCTCTGCGTATTACGATTTGAATATCTTGCAAACTCCTGTGCTGGAAGCTTTCACGAACAACACTTCTACTATGAAGAGTAAGCTGATCACTATCTCACGTTCAAATTTGCTTTACTTACCAGTGATCAAGCTTAACGAAGACAAGGGTGTGACTGGCGGAAAGAGATATAGTACTTATAATATGCACTTGATTGCCACTGATGAAGAGACAGTTAAGAGCATTGGATCTAACACAGAGGGTGTCATCAATGGATATTCTTTGGAGAGCAACACTACAAGCATCTTCTTCGATCAAGGGCTTGACACCTCAGACTTGACTTCTACGATCAAAATTGATCCGGATCTCAAAGAGACTCAATATATTATCCAAATGGATCATCGTTTGGGCTCTATTGGAAGAAGAGAAGAAGCAACTTCTACATCTGCTGCAGATTCAAGCATTGCTTCTTATTCATTCTTGGATGACGACAACATTGCAACATACTATTTTACAATGGGATCAGGCGGCAACAACTCTGGATTTGTTTCCGAGATTGTAGCTAATGATCAGTCAGGAGATTCGTCTATTGCAGGTAGAAGAGGGACAAGACTTAACTTTGCTATCAAAGCTTCGGATAACTTGCAGAATAGTACTTTCTTATTCGATCAGATCGGACTTTCTTCAAATCTCACAATTGATACAGTTGATTATCGAGCAATCGACACAATCATCAGAATCATGGGTGCTACAACCGGATATTCTGTGGAACTTCCAGTCAGATATATCAAAAAAGTTTAACAAAGGAATAGAATAAATTATGGCTACAACTTATAAATCACTATCAACAAATGATATCGTAACTACCAAAACTCTTCTTCATGAAGCTATCCCTCTGACTGGAACAATAGTCAGTGGTACATATATTGATGGATCTACGGAACTTAATATCAAGAATTACACTCACGGAATGTTCCAGTCAGTGTATGACTACCCATATCTAAGTTCATCGGCAAATCATATTTTTGATGTTGCTATGGGCTTCCACGCCACTTCTTCTCTAAGCGGAACAAGTGGAGATCATGTTCAAGTAGCAAAAAAGATCAACATGTATAATCAAATGGCACAGGTATTGATGGGTTATGATGAGAATGGAGAGATCAGAAGATTTGATGAAGATGGCGATCTTACTGGTGGAACGAAGATGAATGAAGTATTCTTTATTAATTTCGCAAGACTATTAACCAAAGATGAAATCAAGAAAGGTTCTTTCAATCTAGAGATTGGAACTTCGGCATCTCACGATTTGTCGAATGGCGTATTTGCAGAAAGGATCAAACTGGTAGACACAAATGCTCAGAACGACTACAGAGTAAACTCTCCTGCTGGGGACTATGCTGTTCTTTATGCAGATTCAACTGCAGGGACAAACCTCACTACAGACGATGGAACGCAAAAAGCTGGACTTCTGTTTTATCAGGCAGGTATCGCTGTTGTGACTGCTTCTGTTTTCTTGGATGCCGCAGATGGCGGAATTCTGGCTAATTCTGCTGGGACTGTCGAGATGAATGCTGGTGCGGAAGCGGTAACTGACTTGTTTGTATCTGGTGCGATTTCTGCTTCTTGTGATGCTTTGCGCCAACGAATGTATAATGTTCAGCTTAACAATACAACAGAGCTTAACTCCACAGTATATTTCTGTCGTGCTCACCATAACGAATTCAATTATTCTACCAATCCAACTTATCTGAGTTCTTCTCAATTGGTTGTCAAGAATAATGCTTCTGACACTCCAGTGTCTTATATCACCACTGTTGGGCTTTACTCGGCTGATAACGAATTGTTGGCTGTTGCTAAGTTGTCAGAGCCTTTGAAGAAAGATCCTTCGAACGAACTAACATTGCGAGTTAGATTGGATTACTAATGTCCGTAGAGGGCTTACGTTTCAAGAGGCTTGTTAGGGAATTATCTTTCCTTAAATCTGATTTGGAATACCATACAGCCGAACACGCAGTTAGGAGAGTTGTGTTTTATGAGGACTTTGAGAAGTTTTTGGAAGAATCTTCTTTTGAGTTTTCAGAAGAGAAGACAGCTTCTAACATGAAAGACGTCTATAAGCCTGCACAAAAAAGTATGACAGTCAGAAAAGGAACAGACTTATCTAAGCAGAATAAAGAGATGTATCGTAAAATTGCTAAGAAAACTCATCCAGATTTACATTCTGATTCAGACAAATCTGAGATGTTTAAGAAGGCTGTTAAGGCTATGGAACAAGGAGATTGGTTCTCTCTATATGAGCTCTCGGACGCTTTGGGGATTGAGGTAGGGGAACATACTCCGGAGCACTTAGAATGGCTTAAAATGGAAATTGAGAAGACTAAAGCCATAATAAACGGAATAACTAAAACCTATGAATGGATTTATTCAGAGCCTAATGCAGACAAACAATTGGTTATGACTAATTACTGCAGAATAGCATGCATAAAAAAATGAATATTTTTGCTGCCTTAATCGTATAAAGAAGATGAGTATATTTAAATTTGATGAAAAAGAGATATTTGTTAATAGCTTAAAGCTATACCCTAAGTATGAATTTACAGCATATTCTGGGACTTTATATATTAACAATCAGAAAGCAGATTCTGGCTCGTTCAATTCACAAAGCCTGAACGTGCCATCCGGATATATTTCCTTATACGAGATCAATAACGATAAGCTTTCAGGATCAAATAATTTTATCTATCCGTTTATAACAAAGAATGGTTCTTTGCAATCATTTGCAACAGTGTCGACTTCTCAATTTGCACAATCATTTGCCTATGGAGATGTCATCACAGGCTCTTATCCGATGTCTTCTTCGTTGTATCGAAACTACTATTCTGAGTCTGCTGATCGTCCACATTTAGACGCTCTTGAAAATACTATGAATTATTACAAGACTCTCTCAAGTCACTATGAATTCAGCGGAAGTTTGGGAGATAAAGGCATGCAAGAAGCTAATCTGATCAGCATACCTTCGATCTTTTATGGCTCAAGAATCAAAAAAGGAACAATGGATTTAAAATTCTATATCACAGGAACCCTTGTTGGACAACTACAAGATATAAATAAAAATGGAGAACTGATTCAAGTAGCCCCTTCTGGTTCAACAGGATCAGGATCTTGTGCTGGTGTAGTGTTGTACAATGAAGGATTTGTGTGTTTGACAGGATCTTGGACTTTGGATGGCACCTTGCGAAACTATATTAATGACATATCACTAAAGAAGCCGACTAAATGGATATATTGGGGATCTGGCATCAATGGATTTGATAATGATCCGATGACTGGTTCACACTCCAGCATCTCTTTTCAGGGGGAGACTACCACCCCAACCATATCGATGTATGCTCATGCTCCGAAAGGAGAGCTAAATCATTCTAACAATCCGACTTTCTTAGAATCAGGGCAAGAACTTTATCCTTCTGGTTCTCAACAGTCAGGAAGTTTGTATCTGGAAAACGATAGGGCTGTTATCAAGAATACTGTTTATAGCCCTTACGACAATAACGAAGAGACTTTCAAGAAACACACGTACATATCTAAAGTTGTAATTTACGATGAGTTTATGAACGTGCTAGGCGTTGCTAAGGTTGCCAAGCCTGTCAAGAAGACGGAAGATAGAGAGTTTAGTTTTAAATTGAAATTAGATATCTAGGAGAAACATGAAATACATATTAGGGCTTGATATAAGCACATCTGTCATAGGGATGGCAGTAATGGATTTGGATAAAAACCTTATCCATTATAGAAACTTAAAAATGAAGTCTAAAGAGGATTTGGAGATCCGTTGTTGGCAATTCAAGCAAGAGTTGTTAGAGATTTTTGAGAACTATGGTTTCGAAGCAGTATATGTTGAACAGCCAGCAATGATGTTTGGCGGTGGAAGAACAACAGCCCAAACAATGTCCAAACTCCAGAGATTTAATGGAATGTGCTGTTATGCCGTATATACGCAGACTTTCTTAGTTCCAGAGTTGGTGCATGCTAATTCGGCAAGAAAAAAAATGAATATTTCGATACCTCGAATCGTAAAGAATAAGAAGCATCATATTATTAAAGAGGTGCAAAAGAAGTATCCAAGTTTCACTTACGAACTCACCAGACACGGAAATCCAAAACCGGGTACTGATGATATAGCAGACGCTATCGTAATTGCTCACTTTGGGGCTTCACATTACAAAGAGGGGTTAAATGTTATCGGAGAAGATCAAAATAGTAAATGACGTATTAGGGCATCCTAAGAGACAATCATCTGAGCATCTTTACCACTGTCCATATTGCAATCACCACAAAAAGAAGTTTTCTGTCAATTTTGATAGAAATGTATTCAAGTGTTGGGTTTGCGATACAAGAGGTAGAAATATCAGACGTGTCATTCGCCGCTTTGGGGCTTTCACTCAATTAAAAGAGTGGGACAGGCTGTGTGGCGTAGTCGATCACTCAAGATTAGAATTCGACTTGTTTGCCGAAGAAGAAGAGCAACAAGAGCAGATCATCTCTTTGCCTAAAGAATTCAAAACTCTAACAGGAAAACACAATGTTGTTGATAAAAGAGCCTTGTCTTATCTACAAAAACGTGGAATAGAGCCTTGTGATTTGTCAATGTATAAGATTGGATACTGCAGTGAAGGAGAATTCGAAGGCAGAATCATTATTCCATCATTCAATATTGATGGATATGTCAATTATTTTATCGCTCGTTCATTTGACGGACACTGGATGCGTTACAAGAATCCTGACGCATCTAGAGATATTATTTTCAATGAGTTACTCATTGATTGGGATTCAGATGTAATATTAGTAGAAGGAGTATTTGATGCTATATTCGCAGGAAACGCTGTTGCTTTATTGGGTTCGACTCTTAGAGAAGAATCCAAACTGTTCCAGTACATAATCAGAAATGATTCGAGCGTCTTCATTGCTTTGGATCCAGATGCAGAAGATAAGGCGATGAAGATTGCTCGAACACTTCTTAAATACGATATTGAAGTTTGGAAGATTGATCTGCCAGAAGGAGAAGATGTATCTTCTATTGGCAGGGAAGACTTCGCAGAACTTAAAAAGAGTGCTGTCTTGATGCGAGACAATCAGGACTGGATTCTTAAAAGAAAACTTATGTCTCTATAATGATCAATATTCTATACAAAAAGGAGGGAAAATGATTAAAATAGCACACATTGCGGACACTCATATTCGCAATTTAAAGTATCACTATGAGTATAAGGTTATCTTTTCGCAAATTTACGAAACCTTACGAAATGAGAAGGTTGACTATATCGTACATTGCGGAGACATAGCACACACCAAAACACAAATCTCACCAGAGTTTGTGCAGATGGCTTCTGAGTTCTTTTATAACTTAGGGGAGATCGCTCCAACATATATCATCTTAGGAAACCACGATGGCAACCTGAAGAACAGTTCACGTCAAGATGCAATCACGCCAATCATCAATGCATTGGATCACGACAATCTGCATCTTCTGAAGAACTCAGGGGAAACAGATATTGGAAATGATGTTGTTCTTAACGTCCTTTCGGTATTTGATGAAGATAATTGGACAGAGCCTACAGACGATAGTAAGATCAATATTGCCTTATATCATGGTGCTGTACAATACTCGAAGACAGACGCAGGCTATTCAATGACACACGGTGATCATGATGTATCCATCTTTGATGAGTTTGACTATGCTATGCTTGGAGACATTCACCAACGTCAATACCTTAATGATAAGCGCACCATCTGGTATGCTGGCTCCACTGTTCAGCAGAACTTTGGAGAAACAGACGACAAGGGAATCCTTATTTGGAACATCAAGAACAAGACAAAGCACACTATCAAACCAATTGTGTTCAACAACCCACGTCCATTCTTGTCTTGGAATATCGAATTAGATGTGAACGGCAACCCGGACATCTCTAACTTCAGTCCACCAGAAGGAGCAAGAATCCGTGTTATTGCGGACAATTCCTTGTCTATTGATCAGATCAAGAAGGCTACAGAAGTTGTTAAACATAAATTCAACCCAGAATCTGTAACTTTCCTCAATAGAGCAACAAGCAGAAACTCGGTAGAATTAGGAGAAGGAGAAACTGAAGTGCTCGATCTTCGTGACATCAAAGTACAGGAAGAACTGATTGAAGAATACTTAGAGCCGTTCAATTTATCACAAGATGAATTAGATAACGTGTATCGACTCAACAAGAAGTATAATGATGCTGTAGTTCAAACGGATGATGTATCCAGAAATGTCAATTGGAATTTAGAGAGTGTTCGATGGGACAACTTATTCAACTACGGCACAGGCAATGAAATTAACTTCCAGAACTTAAATGGCATTGTAGGCATCTTCGGTAAAAATTTCTCTGGCAAGTCATCAATCATTGACTCTATTCTGTTCTCTATGTTCAATTCGACATCGAAGAACGAGAAGAAGAACTTAAATGTTATCAACCAAAACAGAAACAAAGCATTAGCAAAACTTGATGTTACCGTTGGGGAACGAAAATTTGTCATTGAACGAGAAGCAGAGAAATACACAAAGAAGCTAAAAGGTGTTGAAACGCTTGAAGCAAAGACAGGAGTTACATTCTATTCAGAGTCTTTAGTAACAGGTGATATAACGCCTCTCAATGGCACTACAAGGAACGAAACAGATAAAGCTATACGAAACCACTTTGGATCATTAGAAGACTTCTTATTGACGTCTATGAGCTCTCAAAACGGTGCTTTAAATTTCATCTCGGAAGGGGCATCAAAACGAAAAGAAATCTTCGCAAAATTTCTCGATCTAAATCAATTTGAAAAGAAGTATCGCCTTGCGAAAGAAGACTCGGCAGAGGTTCGTGCTATGCTAAAGAAGCTAGATGGTAGAGATTTTCATCAAGAAAAGAAAGAACAGATAGTTGAATTAGCAAAAGTTACAAAGCGCTTAAACGGGCATGAAGAAGATTGCAAGGTGTTAACGAAGCAAATCGAAGAATTGAATAGTGAAATAGCCTCGCTAGAAGCTACAATATCATCTGTTCCAACAGAGTTGATTGATATAGCAAAAGTTAGAAACAAGATTGTTTCGAAAAAGTCACAAGTGTCCGGCTTACACAAGCATATTCTTGAAATTACCGAAGAAAGAAAAGGTAAAGAAGAAAGGTACAAAGCATTGTGCGATTTTGAAGAAACTTTTGACATTGAAGGCTTGAACTCCAAAAAAGTTAAAATTGATGAATTGGTTCAATCAATCGACGACACAACAGCAGATATCAAAGCGAAAGAGCGAGAATACAAATCTAATGCTTCGAAGAAGAAGTTGCTTGATGGTATTCCTTGTGGATCAAGTTTCCCTAAGTGTAAGTTCATTAAAGATGCAAACATTGCAGTGGCTCATCTGCCTGCTATCCGTATGGAGATAGAATCAGCAAATGATAAAGTAGCAGCGTTTGAAGCAAGCCTTAGTCAGTTAAATCCAGACAAAGTATCAGAACATCTCAACAAATTTCAAAAACTGTTAGACAAGAAGGTAGAGGTGTCTTCGAGAATCACAGAGATTGGATTGCAACTTGAGCGAGACGAAACAACAATTAAACTTTTGTCAAAAGAGATTGAAGAGTTGGAGCAAGAGCAGCAGAAGTATGAGGACAATAGAGAAGCTATTGAGAACCTTGAGACAATGCTCGCTCAAGTAGAAACACACAAGTCGAAACTCAAAACCACCAAACGTACCTTGGCAAAGTGCGAGAAAGATCGTCTTGACTTTTACAAGCAAACAGGATCAATCGAAGAGAAGATCAAGAACCTTGAAGAGATGGCAGAGCAACTTGAAGAATACCGCTCTCAGTATTCAGCGTATGATTTGTATATGCAATGTATGCACTCAAACGGTATTGCATTTGACGTTATCAAGAAGAAACTACCGGTAATCAACGAAGAGATTTCAAAGACAATCGCAAACATTGTAGATTTCAATGTCTTCTTCGAAGTCGATGGTGGTAAGTTTGAAATTTATATCAAGCACCCTAAACACGATCCTCGCCCTCTTGAGATGGGTTCAGGCGCAGAGAAGACAATTGCTGCTATGGCTATTCGTATGGCTTTGCTTACAGTGTCTTCAATGCCGAAAGGAAACATTTTTATTCTCGATGAACCCGGCACAGCATTAGATGAAGAAAATATGGAAGGCTTTATTCGTATTTTGGAACTAATTAAGGTAAACTTTAAAACAGTTTTACTAATTAGTCACCTAGACTCATTGAAAGATTGCGTCGATATGCAAATCGTTATTGACAAAAAGGATGGCTATGCGCATGTTAAACAATAGGAGAACATATGACTATGGAAGAAATCAAAGAAAAACAAGAAGCAGTAGTAGATGCTTGGCTGGCGAAAGTCACAAGTCGCAAACTTATGGTTTGGGTTGCTGCCACTACACTAATGGGACTTGGGATGATCGAATCTGCGGATTGGGTTATGATCTCAGGACTATACATTGGTGGACAATCGGTGATTGATGCTATTGCTAAGATGAAGGGAGTATGATGGTTTTAAACTACGTGCTTAAACATTGGAAGGAGTTGCTTATAGCAACTCTTTTCCTCATTCTCTGGGCTAAATCCAGAATGGACTATGCTGCTTTGAAAGAGATAGAACAACAAAGAATTGAGTCTCACGAAAAATCAATGCAGGATTTAAAGAATAATTATGAAATAAGAATAAAGGATCAAAAGGAAGCGTATGAAAAATATAAAAAAGAAGTTGACATTATCTTGGAACACTACGGGCAACGGGTTGAAAACTTGGAAATCAAAACGTCCGAAAGGAAAGAAGAATATCAAAACATCTTCAAAGAAAAACCAGAAACACTAATTACTGAAATAGAACAAAAATTTGGATTTAAGTATGTTGAGTAGTTTGCTGATTATTTTTATGGGAGTCGCACAAGCAGACAATGGCAAGTTCACTTATGTAGAGTTAGAACAGCCTTGTCCGTTTAAAGGAACGCTGCTTGATGATGAAGCGATGTCACACTTGCTAACTCTGCCTGAGTTCGAACAGGAGAAGTGTGAGATACAAAAACAAAAAGAGTTAGATATACTACAGACAGAGTGCGACTTAAAGCAAGACGAGCTACAATCTCAGGCTGACTTCCACAAAAGCGAAGTAGCGAGGGTTACTAAAGAAAAAAATGAAGTTATTGAAACTCTTGAAGAAGAAGTAAGAGTACTTGGAAAAGATGACAACAAATTCGTATTCACAGCAGGAGTTGCAGTAGGGGTTACGGTTACATATTTATTAGTTAGAGCACTTGGAGGAGCACAGTGAAGTTTGACGATCTTAACAAGGTGGCGGCGTTTGAAAAAGCTATTAAAAAGAAATATGGCTATGAAGCTGTCAAGAACCCAAATCAAGATTGGGATGATGATAAAGAGAAGGAATACCTTGAAACAACCAAGAAATTTCAATCAAAGGTGTCTCGTTACAACGAAGATAATGATTTGGTTGAAGTTGATGGTTTTTTAATGCCGAAAAGACTACTTAATGTAGAAACTAAACGCATCTGCGATACATGTTCTACTTATTCTTTCGACAAAGGTGATGACTTCTATATGCATAAATATGATTGCTGTCAGAACTGTTTTATCAAGTATGTTGAAGGGCGAGAAGAAAGATGGCAATCAGGATGGCGTCCAACTAAAGAGGAATAAGAAATGGCTACAACATTAGAAATTGTAAAAGGAATTCACCAAGCAGCAGCAAATGCTTATGATGGATCACATATGGAAAGTTACACAGGTAAAGATCTTGCTAAGGAGATTGGACTTCGAAGAGAAGAAGGGTGTCCTATCAAAGATTCTCGTGTCATTGACGGCTTCAATGTGAAAGTAGCCGGAAACGAGTTGTGCATCATTTACCACACAGAGGTTACTGCAAAAGAATCTCACAGAGCACAACTGGAATCAGACATCGAGCAATCAATTGCTGACATCGTAAAGTTCCTCAAGAAAGAATATAGAAAGGTTGCTGAGGGTTCTTTATCTTTGAGCAATCCAGAAGAAGTTGAAATTCGAATGGAGTATATCTCCAGACAAAGAGTTTCAATTATTGCTAAGCAAAGATTTACAATCGGTGGAATCGATGCAGAACAAAACAATATGCCTGAGTCTCAAGAAGATCGCTTGGATAAAGCTATAAAAGACTTCTTATCAATGGGCGCAGAGCAAGCTAAAAAGCCATCAAACTACACAGCAAAAAATGAGCAGTAATGATATCAAAACAACAAGCCGTACAAGAATTGTTAAAGTGTGGCAAGTCTCAAGAGTACTTTGTCAATAACTTCTGTCGCATTCCACATGCGGTTCACGGTTTGGTGCGTTTTGACACATATGATTTCCAAGATGAGTTGTTAGACGATTTAGAAAAGTATCGCTTCAACGTAGTTCTCAAGGCAAGACAGATGGGTATTTCAACAATTGTTGCTGCCCACATCTCTTGGCTAATGATGTTTCACAAACACAAGAAGGTTCTTATCTTGTGTACCAAGCTTGAGACAGCAA